CAGCGCGTTCATGTCGAATTCAAGCCACTTGTTGGCGGTCAGAAGAGCTTGCTCGCGTTCGGTCATTTCGCTTTCTTCCCGCCCAAGGCTTTTAATTCAGGAGAATGACGGACATGGGGAAAGGCAAGTGCGATCATCGATCGCTTTTCAGTGTTCGAAGCTTCATCTTCGCATCTCGCCAATTGGCGACCGCCAGCCGATGCGCTGTCCCGGGGGCACTTAGGGCCGCCAACCGCGCCAACTCCCCAAGATCAAGATCATAGGCGCACGAGATGTTCGCCAGGATCACGATCGACGGGTTGCGCGAACTGCCACGTTCCATTTCCCACAGGTGCGCCTTGCTGCAATTCACAAGCTCGCCAGCCTCGCTGAGGCTCAAACCGCACTTCTCCCGGCCAGCCCTCACGTACTCGCCGAAAGAATTATCTGTACGATCTTGTAGCTTTGTGCTTGACGTGGCCATACGGCCGTGTATAACTCAATCCCACGAACAACGCAAGAGCACGGAGCAAGCGACATGATCACAGTCAGATTTCTGGGCAACCGCTTGTCAAAACACGGACACTACGAGGTGCTTCGCGACAGCCAAGTGGTGGGATGCGTGATCGTTCCGTATGCAACCGCATGGGACCGGTTGGCATCGGTCGAGAGGGCAGAGGCGATCGCCCGACGCGACTTCATTTGAACAGCGTAAGCACCTGATGCGCGACGGGCTCGTTACGGCGAGCCTATCGGGCCTCAGCCCAAAGGAAGACAGACCTTGGAGGCAGGACCAGCCACCTCCAAGGCCCTAGACCTCAAAACATGGAGTCTACCCATGCCCAAGGCTATCACCACTAATAGCACATTCACCATCACCAAGGAATTCCAAGTCGCCCTCCTGTGGAAATACGCCCGGGGCGAAGCGATGTTCACCGGCTTGATCGACGGCAAGATGGAAATCTCCGTCGATATGGACGTGGACGGGGGCGCCTGGCAAATCTCCGATCTTTGGGTTGCCATGGACAACGGCAAGCTCGGATCGCACGCCAGGGGCGAGATGGTCAACCTTGATGGCGATACTGATGAACATTTCATGCTCCTGATCATGGACGCCATCATGCACGAATATTCGGTTCGGATCGAATGCTGGGTCCAGGACGAAGCCGCCGAGGCCCGCTATTGCCGACGCGATGCGGCGTGATGCGCGAAGCCTTTACCGCGCTTCGCGACTTCATCGTGATTGCCACATTCGTTGCGGTGCTGCTGATGTGGCTCATCCTCACCAATTCAAGCTTGCCGTTCTAGGAGGCAAACACAATGACCTACGACCAATGGAAGACGACCGACCCGCGCGATTACGAGCCGGAAGGCCCGTTCGGCTCATGCGATTGCTGCGAAGCGCGGGACGTGCCGCTCAATCACGGATGGACTTGCGGGATCGAGTTTTACGCTTGTGACGCTTGCTGCGAGATACCGCAGCGGCCGCCACTGCCGCAGATCGCGGCTTCCGATGATGAATTGCTATTCTGAGGGCACCATGAACCAACTCGCCACCAACCCCCGCGCCGTCATCGGCAATAACGCGCCGCCGAGCTTGATCGAGCTCGCCAAGCCCACCATAGCCGAACTGGGCAAGTTCCTGTCCGACTATCCCGTCATCACCAACGAGACCGAAAGCCGCGCCGCCAAGGAAATCCATGATCGCGTCGCCACCACCTTAAAATCGATCGAGGACGAGCGCGACGCCAAGGTGCGGCCACTGAATGAGGTAGTCCGCGCCATCAACGCGGACTACCACCAATGGCACAACGCCGACCCGAAGGCCAAAAAGCCCGGCCTATGGGACACCCTCATCCGGGAATTGCGTATCCGCCTCACCCGCTACGCCACCGCCGAGGAAGCCGCCCGCCAAGCCGCCCTGGCCGCCGCCAAGCGCGTGCTTGAGGAAGCCGAACGCAAAGCCCGTGCTGCCGACCAAGCCGCCCGGGAAGCCGCAGCAAACGCTGCGCAGGGCATCTGCGACGAGGACTTTGCTTCTGCCGCTGCGGCAGCGGATGCGAGCTTCGCCCGCTTTCAGCAAGCCGACCGCGCTGTGGCGAGGGCCGAACGTGACACCAAAGTCCGCCTCGTCGGCGGCAATGCCAATGCGCTGGCCTTGCGCAATGTCGAAACGCTCATCGTGACCGACTGGAAAGCCGCGATCGAGGCCATCGGCATCAATGATGATCCACAGGAACCCTTCCGGCTTCCGAAGGAGCTTAGCGACATGCTGTGCAAGCTGGCACGGACTTATCGCACGGCGTTCGGGGAACTGCCAGCAGGCATCGAAGCAACGCACGAGAGGAGGCTGTGATGGGTTTCACGTATTCCAACATCGAGACGATCGGCGAGCTGCGCCAAGCGCTCGAAGGCGTGTCCGATGACGTTACGTTCACGGTCGAGATCGACGGCGAGGACTTCCGCAAGATGGAAGTGCAATCGCTGTATGACGGCCAACTTGAACAGTTCGTGCGGATCAAAGTCACCGCGTAGACCGATGATCGCACGCGCCATTACCCCGGGAATTCTCACCTGAATTAAATCAACCTACGTAACAGGAGCGAGTACCATGCCCACAACCACAATCACGATAAAGATGATCGACCCTCCCACTCCCGCCAAGAGGCGCGGCAGCATCGTCGGCACCGATGGCCAGCGCCTTGGCGTCTTTGCCGAGCAAGCCAAGCTGTTCGAACCCGGCAAAAGCTACGACGTGGAATACACTGAGGTTCCCTATGGCGACCGCACATTGAAGAACGTAAAGAACGCGGTTGAGGTATTCAACAGGCAACCGGCAGCAAGCCCGATAGCGGAAGCAAAGCCGGCAGCGAGCAGCTTTGTGAACAAGGAGAAGCAGATTTTCGTGTGCGCCTTGCTCAAGGAATTCATCGCCGCCGGCAAGGTGGAGCTTGATCCGCGTTCGCTCGCCGACGCCACGAACATGCTAAAGCGACTCTATGATTACGCTTTCGAGGAACGCAACACATTCACGTCCGGCGCTGCCAGAGTGGCGCACGGATAATAGAAAGCCAACCCCATGCGCGCCATCTCGCTGATCGGAGTCAATCCATTCGCCCCGTTGGCCGAGGTGGCGCGGCAGGTTGCTACGCCGATTGTTCATCCAACGGAGAGCCACGATGTCAAAGCAGCAACTCGAAACCGTGATGGAGGCCCTTCGCCTCTCCCGCAAACTCACCAGTCGGCTTCGCCTTCATGAGAAGATCAGCATAACTAAGACCGTGGCCTGCCTCGATTTTAACAACGTGATCGAAGCCGCTAAGGAAGCTACCTCTCCCGCCGCAACCGCTGCACCATCCAGATAAGCGCATCGCCCGACATCGGCGCTCCGTATTCGCCTCGCCCGAAGAACTGATCGGCCGGAATCTCGATCGATCGCCGCTTGCCCTTCCTTCCCTTGTCGCCCCAATAAGCGACGATTTCTATCATGGAAGGCCATTCATCGGATGGCTCATGCGTGATGGCGTTGGCGAGAGCGCCTTGAGGAATGTGTGCCGGCATTTTACGGATTCAGCACAGCCTTGAGATCGGTGACGTGCGACGGGTTGGCGACCGTGGTCGTAACCGTAACAGTCGCGACGTTCGACGACGGAGTTTGCCGTCGTACATCTTGATAGACACCGGAAGAAAGACCCTTCGTATCGCGAACGATAACCGTGAAATCATGAACGCCCACGGCAAGAACAGCGGTGGTGAACGTGTTTGCTGTGCCTTCCACGCTTCCAATGGGAACACTCGCCGTCGCGGACGCGGAATCGTAGATATCGGTTCCAGCGATCTGATCGGCAGGAAGCGCAGTATTGTCGGCGCGGGTTGTTGGCAGGGTCCAAGTCAGCGTGACCGTACCAGACTCATGTCTAGGAGCAGGCGCGGCGGCTGTGTCCGTACCGGGTGCTGACTCGGTGTGAGTATGGGCGCTCGCCGCGACGCTCGGCGCCGCGCTCCAAGGGAACACTGACGCGCCAACAGCGGGGTCGGAAGGAGGATGATCAGGAGGGGGAAGCGCAGGTGGCGGTACAGTCGAGCTAAGTGTTTCGGTTTGCATGGTGCTTCTCCTGTTGTTGCCCTCAAATATGCGTTAAGCTTCGCCCTTTCAAGCCGCCTCCACGGGCTTCGCCGTCATGGAAGGCCATTCATCGGATGGCTGGGGAATCTGCATTAGTCATCTTTCTGGTTTTCCGCATCCGCCAAAAGAGCCGAGAGGCAGATATTCAACAGCCGCTCATCACCGACCGTCCAATCTCTCATTCGTTGATTGAAAACGCATACTGGCTCATTATCTGACCCGCGGTAGATCGTCCTGCGATTCGTATCGCCGCCCGCAAGCAACGTACTCATTACATAGTACGCAGGCATTTTCGTTGGCATCAGGCAACCTCCTTGATCGGTCGGGACGTATTGCCATAGCGCAGCCAGTCCTTGAATTCCTCGATCGACATCTCGCGCATATGGCCCAGCCGTTGAGCGCCCTTGCCATCCGAGAACCCACGACGATACGTCTGCCGCGCTTGCGCTGCCGTGCCGAAGCCCAGCATGCACTTGTGCTCATCGAACTTGCGGTTATCCGCATCGTACTGATCGACAACAACCACCTTGCGCGACTTGGTATGCGGGCCGATATAGCAATCGACGTGATCGCCGTCGGCGCCTTCCGTTCGCTTGATGTACCCATAGTGCGCCGGCATGTTGACGGACCACTTCTTGCCGTCGCGGCCGACGCCGGAACGCTCGGAGCCCTTCATGTTTTCGACAGCGATTTCGAGGCCGTGAATGCGCCCGTGGTGCTTCTTATAGTTGCCGGCTTCCCTCTGCGCCGGCGTCGGGACGGCGCCACCCGCCGCAAACGGTATATCCTCATCCGCCCGCATCAATGAACTCGGCGCCCCGATGCCAAGATGCTGCCGCACCATGCGCACGGTATCGACAGGCAACCGACCGCGGGTCATCGCCGCAATTTCGGCATCCGTCTTGCCGATCATGGCGAGATGCTGAATTCCAGGCGTTAAGCCCATGCGATCCGCCAGGCGCACGGCCGAGGCTTGCTTCAGGGCCTCGACGTTGGGGGCGCGGCCTTGCGCGCGTTCTGCCGCTCTTGCAGCAGCCTCGCCAGGGACTCGTGATGTTTGGCCAGATATTCCGCCCTTGGGTTGCCCTTCACCTTTCGCAGCTTGTGCGCTTCCCTGCGGTGCTGCATTGGCGTCAGGATAGACTTTCCCCCTCTTTCCGGCGGGTGGAGGGGCGGGAAGCCCCTCGTCCTGTCCAGCATCCCGATCCTCCATGATGGCGCGCTCGTGCGCGTCGAGAGGGTCCATACCCTCCTTCTCGACCAATTCTAGCACACGCGAGCGGGTTTTGCCATCCGGTTCGGCGACGCCTTCGCGATCGAAATGCTCCATCACATCGTTTTCGAAGCGATAGCGTTGCTCCTCTGGGCTCATTTCCTGCATGCGCTCTTCGCCCATGGCGTAGCGCTTGCGACCCCGCGCCTCGTCGTTAATCGCTTCGTGAAGATCGCGGATCGTGGAGGTGCCGCCGCCGCGGTTCTCGACCCCGCCGCGGCCTTCATTCGCAATGTAGCCGGATTCCGCAGCCAGCGCGCGGGCTCTATCCTCGCTCAGGCCGCCCTTGCGCAGAATCCACCCGTGGGAGCCAAGAAACTTGTTCTTGCCGAGGATTCCCATGATTTCGGGCGTAGGCTCGACACCGCCTTTCGAGGCGAGGAATTCGAGCAGCGATTGCCCCTTCGGGGCGGCGGCTTCCGCCGGAATCGGCGCTGGCCTTGGTGGCTTTACGGCACCGGCGGCAATCTGTTGGGGCGTTACCGCACGCCAGCCGCCGGGCACGCTCGTTGCGCCGCCGGGCCGCTGCTGCACCGCCGCCACCCCAGGCGACGGCATCGAGGGACCACCAGGCGGGCGCGACCACCCCGCAGCCGGCGGCGACTCGGCACCGATCAGCGCCCGCGCTACCGCGTCGCGTTCGGCGCCCTGCGTGGTAAACATGCGGGCCAATTCTTCACGCAGCTTGGCGGCTTCCGCTTCGCGCTTCGCGACCTGCTTCTTGAATACGAAATTCGCCGCGCCCTTGAGCATCGAGGTCTTCGGGTGCATGACATCATGAAGCGACACGCCTTCGAGCGGCCCAGGCTGCGCCATGAATTCCGCCTTGGCAGTCTGGCGCGACGAGGTGGCAGAATTGCCATAGACACGATCAGGCGCCCCGTGCATCGCCTCTTCGTGTCGGATCGAATCGATCAATTCATTGGCGCGATCTTCCCGGAGAACGCTGCGGATTTTTTCCTGATTTCCGGGCGAAAGGACCGCATCCATCAGCCGATTGCTAACGCGGCGCGGATTGCGGTTCGCCTTTTCCAGGTCTTCCAGGTAGCCCCGCAAACCGATTTCGAGGTGTTCCAACCGTTCGGGCGACCACCCTGCCGTCAGGTGCAGCACGTCGTCGCGATCGATGTTGTTCGTCAGCATCCGCCTGCCGAGCTTTTGCGCCTCGATCAACTCGGTTGGACGCTGCCACGCCTGACGGGCTTCCTGCCAGACACCAGCCACATTCGGATCAGGATGATTGTCGATTGCGTTCACGAGATCGTTCTTGAGCAGCGTATAGCGCCGCGCCGCTTTGGCGCCGCCGGGCTCGGCGAGACTCTTTTCGATCAGGGAATCAAGATGCTCTTTGGCATATTGGAATGCCGCGGCAGTCGGAACGTGCTCGACCTCTTGCGCCCATTCGCCGGCCTCGTCCGTCACCATACGGCCAAAGCCTTGTTGCGCGGGCAAGCCCTCCTCGCGCATCGCCTTGTTGGCCGCCTTGAGGGCGCCGGCCGCATCGAGGCGCGGCAGCAGGGAACGGATTTCAGGGGTCGGGGCAACCGTCGTGTTGGTGAAAGTACGCCATAGCGGCGTCGCGGTCTTGGCGCGTTCTGCCTCGATCGACCGCTGTAGCTCAGCGCGGTTCTGCGGCTCGCCGAACACGCGATCAAACACCGCCGCCATGCGCTGCGGCGCCTCGCGGGCACGTTCCCGCATCGTCTGCACGATCGTATTGCGCGCCTCCCCGGTATCGGCCGCCGCTATGCCGCCCATCTTGGTTTCGAGGCCCGGCGCCAATTCGCCGAGCGTATGGTGTTGCGATGTTTCGTCCAACACTTGTTCCAGAACGTGCGGATTGTCGAGCCCGTTCTCAGCGAGGGAGGCCCGCGCCTTGGCGATGGTTTCCGGGGCGTAGCCGGCGAGCGGATCGACATCGGCCGCCGCCGCCCCAACGCTGGCGCGGCCCGCATGGGGCACGGTTGGACCAAGCAGGCGCACGTTGTCGTTCTGACCGGGACGCGGCGTTGCAGCGGGTGCGGCTTCCGCGGCTTGCGGGATGGCGGCAGGCGCCCCCGCTTCCGGCAGCAACGCGGGCGCCCCTCCTGACGGCAGTTCCCCAGGCGCAAGCGCTCCTTCGAGCGCGCCCATATCGACTGGCGGGCTATGACCCGCATTCGCCCCGGTCCATGTCAGGGCATTTCCGGTCGCTGGCGCACGCGCAGCCGCCGCCGCTTCGGCCGGAAGCCCGGCAATCTGGCGCATCGCTGCGACGCCTTTGAGGCTGCGGCCGCCAAGCACGGCATCAACGGCTTCCCCGCCCGGAATTCCGGTATATTTCTCCCAGGTCGGATTGAGCGCCGCCGTTACCGGAGCCACGATGCCTTGCCCGACGCCGGCCGCGATATCGAACAGGTTGGAGCCGACCGAAGGCCCGGCAAACGGGCCGCTCAATGGCCCCGGACTCGGATTGAGTTGTGGCTTGCGCAGCAATCCTTCGACGCCCTCATGAACGCGTTTCGCGGCGGCATCATAATATAAATCGAGGTTTTCGCCGTAGTCCTTGCCCTGCTTCTCGATCGGCGTGCCGAAAATGCTGGCGGATTGATCAGGACCGATGGCGGTTTTCTGCTTGGCAGCGGCAACCAGATCGGCATGCTGCTGGCGATAATAGGCGGCGGCAGAGGATTCGGCGGGAGCGGTCTTCAAATACGCGTCGGGATCGAAGCCGCCAGATGGCACCGCCGGACCACTGAGAAAGGCATCGGGATCGAAGGCGTCAGCCATCACTGCACCCCAAGGCGCCGCTTGATTTCAGCCGCTCGCGGATCGTTCGGATTGGCGTTGGCCCATTGAATGGCTTGGGCGTTCTGATTGCCGGCAGGAGCGGCGCTATGCGCCGCCGCAGGCGCGCCGCCGTACATCTCACGGAATTTCTGCTGCACCTGGCCGGGGGATTTCAACGCCGCATCCATTTCGATGTCCATCTGGTCGACCACGGCCTTATAGGATTCGTGGCTCATAGCACCGGACAGCATCTGCATGGCGTGGTTGCGGGCGGATTCCGGCGGCACGCCAGTCGGCGCAATGGCGCGCACATAAGTGTTGACGAGCGAGAAATTCGCCGCCGCAAAGCGCGCTTGCGCCGGATCACTGATGACGCCCGACTGCCATCCTTCGATCAATTTGTTGACCGGCACCCAACTTGAGCGCGGTACGGCCGCCGCGGCTTCAAGCGCGGGTTTCATCATGTTGCGCGCTTCGTTTGCCGCCATCTCGATCGTCGCAGTGCGCGTCCCAAGCGCCCGCTCGCCGGCCGCAAGACCGCCGAATTCCGCCATCTTGACGGCCTGCTGTTCCGGCGACACGCCCTTTTCGTCCATCCGCTCGGCGATGCGCTGGCGCAGCGCCCGCAGATCGGTTGCGCCTTGCGCGCCGCGACCGAGATTAACCAAAACCGACTTGTCTCCCGCAAGATATTGATCCGACATCTTCGTCAACGTGTTCTTATCAAACGACGGTTCACCGGCCGCGGTCGCTTTCGGGGTCTGCACCATCCCAGGCACAAACTTGGTTTCCCCACTTTTCTTGTTGAGGAGCCACGACCCCTCGACGGGATTGCCTTTTTCATCCTGCCCCCTGCCGGGCGTCGCGCTGTAGTTTCCTTGCTCGATCTGCGCCTCAATCCGCTTCATCTGGATATCGTGAAGCCGCTGCGCTTCCGCCGCGAGTTGATCCTGATGCTTCACCGTGTCTTGATGGAACTCTTGAGCCTGCGACAGTTTCTTGGTTTCCAGCGCCAACTTATCAGCCGTTTCCTTGGCATGCTGTTCGAGCTGCTTTCTGGCATGCTCGATCGTGGCGTCCGTTTTCTTGTCGGCGCTTTCCTGTTTCAATTCCCCCGCATAGGCATTGAGCCCCTGCAAGCCCCCTTGCCCAACAGCCACCCCGAAATGAGGCGAGCCCGACGCCAGCATTCCAAGCCCGGCCGCCAGCAATCCTTGCTTTGCGGCCGGCGAGAAGCTTAACAGGTTTCCGAGCCCAGAGAACCGCGAATTAGCCCCGCTGGAAGGCGGAAGCGCGGGAGCCCCGTTGGTGCCCGGGACCGGCGCAAAGCCTGCCAGCCGGTCAGGATCGCGGGAATCGGGCGCATAGGCCACAGGTGTGCCGATATCGGACGTATCGTCGGGCCGCGGGCGCGGCAGCGGAACGTCGTCGCCCGCCGCCATCACGGTCGCAGGTCGATTGGCCGTGAAGTCGTAATCCCCGATCGCGCCCGCGTCGGAAGGCTGCGAGGGCGCAAACGAGTTTTCCGCAAGCGACATGTTCGGCGCCGCATAGCCGACTTGCCCGGACGACGGCGCCCCGAACATCGCCGGTTCATCCGCCCCAAAATCAGGCGTGCGGCGGAACGTGAACGGAGGCGGCGTGTCGCTGCCGCCAAGGCCGCTCATGAGCCCATCCGGCCCCATGATCGGCATCAAGGCGCCCCCATCGCCCACCACATCCCCGCCATTGTCATAGCCTCGCACGAAGCCGCCGCGGCGGTAGGAACCTTCATCGGGCGATGATAGCCCGGAGACCCCGGCATCGGACGCCGCCGCGTATTGATCTGGCGTCAGCCCGAGCGCATCGCCACCCGTCAGGATTCCGCTATCGCCAAGGCCTAAACCTTTGCCCTGCAATGCCTTGCCGAGCGTCAATGCCTGATTGGCCTGTTGCAACGGATTCTGCACCGCTTGACCGGCCACACTCGGCGGGTTCGGAGCGCCCTTTCCAGCCGTGATGTTGTTTGTCGGCACCCATCCCTGAACACCCGAATAAGGCGTTCCAGCGATGAAATCTGTCGCCCCGCCGAGATCGAACCCTGGCACCCGGCCACCGCGTTTGAGCAACAGCCCGGCCCCAGCCAATCCGAGGCCGGCATATTGCGCATATGGATTCGGAGGGGGTGCCGTCGTCTGGCTCTGTCCCCCCATCTGCGACCCAACGCCCGTATCGATGCCCGCCAACCACTGCGTCGTCTGGAACGGATAGGCCAACTGCTGTTCGAACTGCTGATAGGCCGCCGTATCCTGGGCTTGCTGTGTCTGCTGTTCGAGCGAGCCGGCGCCGACTTGCGCGTTCGCTCCGGTCAATGCCGCATTCTGCCCGGCGACGCCGAGATTGCCGAGGGAATAGGCCGCTTGCGCCGTATTTTGCTGCTCCGCAAGCGCCATCTGAGAGGCGTTCTGATAGCCGGTATTTTCCAACCCCGCGATGACGGGCGCTTCCGCCGTCTGCTGCTGGCCGGCGAGATTCGCCGCAGCGACGCCGGCACGATCGCCCCCCATCGCTCCCGCCGCAACCGCGTTCCCGGTCAGCTGGCTTTGCTGCTGCGCATTCTGGTTGTTGAACTGCGCTTCCGTGGCGTTGACGACTTGCTGCGTGTAAGGGCTTTGGAAGCCCGCGATCTGCGCTCCCGTGACCGGTTGCGCCGCCTGATTGGCGTATTGCGCAGCCTGCCCGATGAACGGCGATGCAAAACCCGCATTCTGATTGATATTCCCGATGCCGAGATTCTGTTGCTGGTTGACGGGCGCGACGAGCTGGCCACCATAGGCCTGATAAGGCGTCGATGCGACGGAACCGGCCTGGCCGAGGAGATTCGAATAGGCGTTGAGCGCCTGCGGATTCGGCGACGTGGTGGCGGTGGTGCTCGTGTTTGATTTGCACACCTAAGTCACCTTTCCGCTGATAGCCGCCTCGCGCCGCAACCGCTTGCGCGCTTCCGTCCGCCCTTCGAACGGCCGCCAGAAATCCTCCACGCTCGGCTGCACGTTCGCGCTCCACTTGCCGTTATAGACGAAGAACGCACCGGCCGGATAACCGAGCAGCTTGCGATAAAGCCGCACCTTGCCTTCAACGCGCTTGTTGGTGATGACGCCCGTGATCAGCGGCAACCCGATCACATTCGAGCACTTCTTACCAAAGGCGATCAGCGCTTCCAGGTTGCGGGAATTGCGATAAGGCACCGCGACGTGATTCCACAGTTCAGCGATGTGCCATTCGTCCGTGTAGTACATCTCGGAGAATAGGAGACACGTCGAAGCCTCGATCTTGCCCGCCTCGCCGATGACGCCGACGATTGCGCCCTTGCGCTCGAAGCACTTATGCAGGTTCTCGCGGACCTTCTGTTCGTTCAAGGAAAACAAGCCATTCTCCCCGTGCAATTCGCGCACGAGGATCATGATCTCTTCTTCGTCGGCGGGCGTCGCCACCCGCACCTGCGGCAGATCGCTCAATGCGTGGTTCCGTTCGCTGGCTTCATATGCTGTTCGATGACGCCGCTCAGAGCGTCGCGCAATTGCACGGCGCATGCCATGTCCATGCGGAGCAACGCCGACAGCACGAGATCGGGCACGATCGCGCCATCGGCATCCGGCACATAGCGAGCCGTCGCGAAGGACAGGTTCACCACGCCATTGCCGTACCCGTGGTTGACGAGCGAACTGACGAACGTCACCGGGATTTGGTGCGGATCGGTAACAACGATCTTTGGCTTGTCGGTCATGCTTTTGCCGGCCCCGGTAATTTCTTGAGCGTTTTGATGTGCTCGGCGCGCAAGCTCTTCACCCATTGGTCAAGCATCTTGTGCCCAAACTTGATGTCCCGCGGATAGCCATGACGTTGCAGCCAATTCAAAATCTCATGCGGCGGTATCGTATATTCGCCGCCCGCCGTCACGATTTCGACCGGATTCCCGAGCGCTTCGCCGCGTGCGCCGCCCTTGTCTGCGTTGCCACCGCGCGCCATCACGCCTTTCGCCGCAGGCGGCCGCGGAGCGCCGGCGCCGTGCTTGATGCCCATCGGACTGCCGGCCCCGTAGGGCGAGGAAGAAAACATCTTGCCGAGCACATGCTGCCCGGCCCGGCTGTTGTTCTGCCCGAGGTGCGATACCGCGTCGGCCGGCATGATGTACGACCCGGCGCCGACCGCCATGTTGTGCCGATCCGTGCGCCCCGGCACGATGCTCGATATCGGCCCGCTATGCACCATGCCACGGGCTTCGTTTCTGACGAACCACGGCGCGGGAGGGCCGCCGAAGGCGTACCCCTTCCGCTTCATCCGGTAGGCCGCGGCGAGACTCTGGTCACGCGGATGCCCGGCCCTCACCATCTCCGAGACATTACGCTCGAAAACCTCCCGGCTGCTTCCATGGGCGAGCGGCATGTCACTTCACCTCCGGGAGCGCCGCGTTTTCACTGGGTTGCGCCGATACCGCGCCGCCATTGACGGGCCCAGCGGATGGCGGGGGCGAGTTTCCCAAGGTCTGCGCATCGAACAGGAAATCGCTGTGAAGCGCCTTCAATTGCTCCGTTCCGAGCGCCAGGTCAGCCGCGAGCGAAGCCGCTTCGGTCTCGAAATCCGCCGATGCCAGCCGTAACGTGGCAATCTGCGAACGCGCCGCGGCGACGCGCTCTTTCAGGCCCTTGATTTCGAAATTCGCCGCCATTCCCCTCACTCCGATCCAATTTGCCGCATGCAACAGATAAACGCCCTCGACCTCGACCAGCAGCCGCGTCAGAAGCCTACGACGGACTGACCACGATGTACGCAAACGTTTCGGTCCCGGCTGCATTTCCCCCGCTCGCCGTCGCCACCGTAAAGCTCGACCCCGCTGCGATCGTCGAGATGTAAAGCGCCTTAGCGCTGCCCATCAAGGTCGCCGCCGAGGCGTTGGTCGCCTGTAGCAGCACGTCACTGTTCGCCTTCACAGCCGGCTGCGTCACCGTGGCGGTAGCCGCCGCCGGCATAGTGAAACTCCCGACCGTACGCGGGAACACGTTGTTCAGGGTGGTGATGACCTGGGAGAGGTTTTGCACCAGCCCTTTGAGAGTCGATACCGCGTCGTCGAGGGATGCCATTCACCTTCTCCCAGCGGGAGCATACCGATACCGCACCTTGCCGAGCCGCCAGAAGCTCCCCACGTCGTCAGACGACACCGTGATCGACATCAGGGCGCCGCGGAACCTCACCGATACATACTCCGTCTGCGCCGTCACTGTGAAGGGGCCGAAGACGGTCGCGGCATCGCCAGGATAATTGACCACATTGAAGCTCAATTGCACTTGCGCGCCCTGCGCGCCCGCATAGGTGCCCCACTTGAAATCCGGGATGATGCGATCGACGAAGGCGTAATCCTCGCCCTCCGCGATGTAGAAATACCCCGTCGTGAACGAGGCATTGAGCGGCTGTCCGTCCGCGTCGGGGGCAGTTTCGTGCTGGTAGATGACGCCCGTCGGCGTCGCCCCGATCGGAGGGCCGAGCACGGTCTGATCAATCCAGGCCGAACGCGGAAGCGACCCATAGTCCCACGGCTGATTAGGTTCGAGGATATTCACCTTGACGTAGGAATCGCATTCCCCGTTGGCGCTCGCGGCGGACGGAAACGCCCACCCGGCCTCATTGAAGGGCGTATTCGGGAGCGTGCGCACGTTCTTTTGGAACGCGACATTGCTCGTCATGTTCTGAAACACGAAGTCCCACACCGAGCACGGCAGCACATGGACGCCGTTGGCGTCATAGGCATAGAAATTGCTTGGTCCCATCCAGTAGACGTTGCCGCGCAACGACTGCACCGAATGCGACGAGATCGCTCCCGCCCCGACGCCTATGCGATTCAACCCGAATATGAACGGTTGACCTTGATAGTTCGCGGCCCACAGGTCGAGATCGGTCCAGAACAGGTCTTGATTTTGCACCGCGGCACCGGCCACAATCTTAGACCCTATCCCGATCCGGAAATCGCCCGCCTGATCCGTCGTCAACGGCACGAAATTGGTAAAATCACCCACGTTCGACCACTTGAGCAGCAAGGGGTCCTGAATGATCCCAAGCCCCGGAATGGCATCGAGGGAGTGATCCGCCGTTGACGCCCAGCAGAAGAGAATCTGCTGCGACACCGACACGAACAGGCCGCCATTGAACGGAGGCGCCGTCGCCACGAGGCCCGCGTTCTTGAATCCTCCGGTCGGATCGAACTGATAGACCCCGCCGCCGGCCGGGCAGGCAAGCAGGATTTCGCCCCAGTTGTCGGAGGTCCAATCGGTCGCCGTGATTTCCATGCCGGTTTGCGCGGACGACGTTGTGCCGGTGCCGTATCCGCCCGTTCCATAACCGCCGATGCCGTACCCGGAGCCCACAGCCGGTGGCCCGATATTGATGTAATAGACGAACTGCGCATTGCCGCCGTTCATGCTGAATGAACCGCTGGCGTTCGCCTGGTTCGGCAGCGTGATGTTGAAATCGTTGGCGTCGACCACGGACGCCACCGTGTAGGCCCCTTGGATCGTGACGCCGTTGCCGGTCGTGGTGGCCGGCAAGACGACCGTGCTTCCGGTCGAAAGGCCGTGCAGCGGCAACGCCACCTCGACCACGGCCGAACCGCTTACGGTCGTGAATACCGGCACCACGCCTTGCGAGGTGACGCCTGACACCGCACTGTCGGCAGCCGTGATTTCGTAGGAATGCGTCCCGGTAATCTCCGTGATCGCATAGAGCCCGGAGAGTATGATCCCATCGACGGCAATCGGCGTATTGAACAGGACCGAGTCATAGACCGTAACGTTCGAAATGTTCGGATCGGTCACGGTAACGACAGGAGAATTCGCCGATGTCGTGAAATTCGGCGCCGGATTGGTCGTCAACGTCTGCGGCGTGATGTCCTGATACGAGTTGTTGGTGATGACGGCGAGCTGCGTCGTGGTGCCAACCGATAGATGATCGGTGCCGTTCAAGTCCTGCCATGCGTGCAGGTCGCGCGGCACGCCTGGTACGGCATTCGGATAGTACCGCTGCCAGCCGCCGAGCTTCTGTCCCAAGCTGTCCTTGAAGCGGATCAATTGGCTTTGGTTGTAGCCTGCCTTGAGAAGCGTCGCGGTGCGCTCGACATTGACGCCCGGGACGAGCGTGACTTCGCCATAGGGCATGACCGCCCCCCCTATGTCTTGATCAGCGGCAGAAACGAAACAATCGTGGGCATCATGTTCTGACCGGCGCCCGTGCCGGCATTGTTGATAATGATGCCGATCAAAGCGGTATTGGATACAAACGCCCCGATCGTACCACCAATAAAGTTGCCGCCGCCGCCAGCACTTCCACCGCCGCTGGACGGCAGTCCATGTGCGTGCGACGGGTCGGTGTAGGTGTGGGTATGCTGCTGAAGCAACTGATCGCCACCCGCCGCCCCCATAGTGGTGCCATTGATGCCGCTGCCAGCTACCGTAACGCGGTTTGCAAAGGTTCCAGGCCCATTGGTATCGAGACCGATGCGAGCCCGGCTGCGTTCATCCGGGACCGCGAACGTGCTCGCCCCGTTGCCGCCGAACGTCGAGCCCAGCAGCGCGCTCAGCGCCGGATACACCGACGCCGTATAGGTGCGGCCATCCTTGACCAGATAAGGCGCGACCGTGCATGCACTCATCCAAGCCGGCACGGCCGTCGCTCCATGCAGGTCAAGTGCTGCGCCGACTTCCGGCATGTTGACGTAATCCATGTTCGTGCCATCGAAGAACACATGGCATTTTCTCCCCGGAGGCGCCCCGATGGCGTTGCCAGTACCAGCCGAGGGGGCGAGCTGCACATAGAACGACCCGACCGTGCAGGCATTATGGACGATGTAGAACCCCGGCGCCGAGAACTGGATCACGGCATTGCCGGTCAATGTGCCCGAGAACTTGATCAGGGCGTTCTGCTGCTGGAACGGCCCCGCACTTGCGGTCGGCGCCCCGGTCGAATTGGTCAACGCAAGCGTCGTCGCGGCCGACAGCGGGATCGTCACGGCGCCGCCGAATAGACCATCGAGCGATTGCATGTTCGGATTGACGGCGGCAGTTCCCCACTGCCCCACGAGATCGCCCGTATTCGGGATGATAAAACCGCGATTGACGGTTGTGGGTTCGGCCATCTTATCCTCACATGCGCGGCGGCGTCGCCTGCGGCGCCGGCTGCTTGCTCGACCATCCCGCCATGGCGAATTTCTTGCGGTTCTCTTCCGTGCTGGCGGACGCAAACAGCGCGCCGTAATGCTGCTCCCAGGTCACGCCCATCTTGGGATCATCGACTGCGGCGCCGAAGTTCTTCATATAGCCCGAAGCGAACACCATCGAGGCCGCGATGAACAGATCGGGGAAGTAGACCGACAGCAGTGACGTGACATTGGTGGTCGAGAGCGCGGGGGGACGCTGCGTGCCCACCACCTCGACGGTGTAAGCCTGATCCGGCCACGGCCCCACGATGAACGTCGATTGCGTGATCGGCGCCATGTACTGCGGCACCGTCGAACCGTTCACGGACGGCCACAGCGCATCGAGCATTTCCTTCGAGCACGGCACCAAGCCGTTGCGCGAGCCGTTCTCCGGGTTCGTGGTGCCGGCCGGCGTGATGACGTTGAACTGCTCCGTCACCACGAAGATGCCGATCGATGTCGGGAGGTTGAACGTGCGGGTGTTGATGGTCAAAGTGGAGGAGGAATCCCGCGCGACGGTATTGAGCAAGTCGAGCTCGCGATAAAGCCTCTGCTCGGTATCGTCGATCATGTTCGGAAACATGGTGAGGAAGCCAGGATCGCTCGCCTGAACCGGCATCAGGTTCGCGATCGACGCTTGATAGGTGGCGTAGGTCAGCGGCATCAGTAAATCCCGTAGACCCTGATGGTGCCGGTCGCGATGTTTCCGGTGGAAAACGCAAAATTAAGTCCCGTCACCGGATTCGCGAAGCCATCGTTGGCCCCCGCAAACGACACGAGAGCCAGGGTTGAGGTGGATTCCGATCCAACCGCCATATATGTCGTCTCTCCGATAAACATTTTTTTTGTGCCGTTCAGCGAAGGATTAAAAAACCGCATCGTCCCGTTCACGCCATAGTCCGGGAACGCTGCGGTGCCCACCTGGGCAGTCGCGCGCAGGCCCGACAGTAGGATAGCACTGGTCGATGTATCCGTGATGAGGATGGATGAAACGTTGCATTGCACCACGGAGATATAAGTGCCGGCGACGAAGGCCGTCCCAGTCGTCGCCAGCAGCATCTGAAACGTCGCGCCGCTGATAGTCGGATTGACACTTTCGAACGTAACCATGTAATTCCGGTATACGGCCGTCAGGCTCGTAGTGTCGCTCGTCGAGGCAACACCGTTTGGACTCAGCGTATTCAGGAGCACCATGCCGCCGACCCATTGGGGATTGGCCGCGGTGCCCTGGGTCTGCAAAATCTGCCCATTGGTGCCACCGCCGAGCGCCACCCAGCTTGACGCACTCCGGTAAAGGATCGACCCCTGCGTGGTGTTAACGTTATCGAGAAGCTGGCTGACGCTGCCAAAGCCGAGCGTCGTGCCACCAGCGTTGACGAAAAGAACCTGCGATGTGCCAGCCGTGATCGCAGCGGCGTTCGACGTTGCAGTTCCCGTCACTCCGACGATCGACAGCCCGGCAACCTGCTGGAACTTGGCGTAAGTGACCGCATTGGCGCCGATGGTCGTGGTGCCGTTCGAGGAAATCGTGACATCGCCTGTCACAACCGTAAACGCCGGATTAGACGCGCCTTGATCGATCAGGAGCCGCCCAGGCGTGCCGACCGTCGCAAACTGCAATGTCGCCGCCCCAGCGCCAAGCAGCACGGCATTGGCCGTCAGGGTGCTAGTATTGGTGCCACCGCTGGCGATCGACAGAACGCCCTGCACACCACCCGCCCCAGCAGCAGCGAGATTGACCGCCGAATAGTTCGCGCCCGGTAGAACGCCTATCACTGCGGCGACCGACCCGAGATTAACCGCCCCGAACCCCAGCGCATTGCCG